TGCGGCTTGTTGTGCAATATTTTGTGCTTGTTGAAAACCAGCAGATCTTAACTGTGCACCAGTTCTCGCCTGTTGATCCATAATATTTCTATTTAGTTCCTGTTCGGCAACAGCTTGTCTAGACCCACCAAACGCTCCTTGTGACACTGCACCTGCACCAAGTCTTGCTCTTTCTATATCACCTTGTCTTGCAATGTCTCTTTGTGTAGTCTCTATTACTTGTTCTGTAAAAGGATTCATAAACGCTTGAAAAGAGGTTGGATCAAAATCATAAGTAGCACCAGCAGTTTGACCTATAGCACTGCCTA